TATTGTTTGTGGAAACAGTTTGCCGGCATGAGCCTCTCCAGGCGCGGGGATGAAAACTCCCGAATCAAAATCTGGCGTATATGAAAAGCCGTCCATACGGCCAACGAGGCCTTCATCCTTGTTTGGTTGTGTTACGAGGTTGCCGAACTTCATTCTCAAAAGCGGCGAAGAAGTGATGGTGGTAGCGCCGCCATGAACAGTGTCATAAGTCGGGTAAAGGAAACTCGCCAACCTGTCCACTTCTTTCAAGTTTTTCCGGGCCTCGACAACATCAAAAGACACCACATCCCACGATAACTTGATAACCCTCTTAGTTCCCTGAAATGTCTCAATAGGATCCATGCGACCATAGACCGGCTCTGAATTCCAAAGCGATTCAAATGTATCCGAGAACTCTTTGATAAGAGCTTTGAATTTAACAAGTTGGTTAGAGGGGATGTGTTCTATATCCAGAACTAGGTTTTTATTAAAGCCCGGGCGGTTGTAATTCGTCGGATCTGCGGCGAACGCGTCATGACTAAGAATTTCAAATGCTTCGGCCGCTTCTTCCTGAGGGTTGAGGCCTGTCCAGTATTTCGCCATGTTTATACTCCTCTCGGGAGGCCTCTGAGGTTAAACCCAGGAACACTCTCTATTGCTTTAATTACCGCTCTACCCATTTCTTGGTTGCCAATTTTTATAACAACTGTGGTCTCGGTTGGTTTTTGCGGGGTTGCAACCGGTTGTGGCTGCGTGATAGCCTGCTGTTGTGACTGTCCGCTGGTCAACTGCTTGGACTGTGCGATGGCTTGTGTAAAGTTCTTGTTGTTTATGACACTAGACTTTGGTGGTAATACTATTAGCTCTGGGCCCTTCTCTCCAACTTTAACGATCTCGTTCCCGTCGCCGTCGAAATTGTCGACGCCATCTGCAAATCCTTGCATCTCGCCGCCGGTGGCTCCGGGGCCTTCTTCGCCGCCCAAAGCTGACCACATTCCGCCGGCGCCGGCAAGGACAGCAACGCCTCCCAAAAGAGCAGTAAGACCGCCGGTGGCGAAGGCGATGGCACCGCCAACAAGCAGAATGGTGGGGATGAGAGTCCCCTTCATAAGTTTGTTTAATTCAAATAGCTTATCAAATACCATGCCAAAGAATTCAACAATAGGGTACATCGAAATCGCAAACAATCTCCACGTTTCAGCAAACTTCTCAGAAACAGCTTGTGCTTTCTTTATTCTCTCTTCAATCTCTTCCTTGGTAAGCGGGTTCGCTTCGGCTGCGGCACCAAACTTATCCATGTCGCCAGTAAGCATCTTGGTCGCAGTTGATATATCGCTGACTCCCAGTGCACTCGCAATTGCTTGTTTCTCAAATCGATTCATTGAGTCAAAGGTTCTGCCAGACATGTTCAAAGACTCGCGAACCATTCTGAGCCTCTCGTCCTCTGTCGCCATCAACAATTCAGTACTATTAAGAAGATCTCCGCCAAGGATTGCATTCAATTTTCCAGCGGCTTCTGCGGCGCCTCTGAAAGTATCGAATTGGCCCATGGTGGTCAGAAGGTCTCCAACGGAAACACCCAAAGACCTGGATGCTACCTGAACCTTCTTGAACACATCTACCGCATCGCGACCGAACTTAGCCAAGGCCGGCATCGCAGCGTTGAAACCTTCTGTAACTTGCTCGATTGGCAACTTCATTTGGATGGCCATGGCTGCCAATTCGTTGTTGAGTTCCATGGACTCGTCAGCACTCATCCCCATGACCCTCATGGCACTTTCCATGGTCTTCGCCGTCAAGTCGGTTGATACACCAAGCTTCTCCATTTGAGCCGCGGTGTTCGCCAATTGTGCTGGTACAGGAGCGTTGGCGTGTGCGAAGTCAGTAACTCCGGTTAGGAGAGAACCGAACGCCTTTGCGGAGTCCTGGGTGCTTATCCCGAGGCCTATGTTGTTTCTTTCAACAGAAATAATTTGTTTGTTGTATTCGCCCATCGAACTAGTTGACTTGTTAAAAGCAGCGATGGCTGCGTCTTGTTCTTTGGCTAATGCGAGTGTGGTTTGGGCCACCCTCATCAACGCAGACCCTAAAATGTTTGCTGGGTTTATGGCGTCCGCGAGAGAGCCTTTGAAAATCGCCATCTTATCTTTTAAGTCGTCAACACCGCCGGCTGCAGCGGTGATAAAACCGCCGGCAAAAGTCTGTCTCCACTGATCACCAACGCCGGTCAATAATTTGGCAAGATTTTTGGTCTGTGTCTCTGTCTGCTGGAGTGAGGCGGAGGCCTCTCTGTCTGCTTCTAGGAGAGCCTCCCTCTCGGCAAATCCGGCGCGCATGCGGGCGGCCGTGGCCTGCGCGGCCGCGTCGGTGGAGGCTGCTAAGTCTGCAGCGAGTTTCCGATCCATAGCAAGCGCGACTTCTTCGTATTCTATTGTTTTAACACGCAGTTCAGTACGTTGATGGGCAAGCCTTGTCCTTTCCTTAGAGTGCTTAAGGCTCTCCACCTCTAATTCGAGAGCTTCGCGTTCCCTCTCTATCCTCGCGGCCTTGCGGACTAGGTTCTTCTCCTCCTCTTTGCGGATTTCTTCAAGTAATTGAACCTGTCGCTCTAGAGTGGCTAGACTTGGATCGCCCGGGGGGTTACCACCGGGTGGTCCGTCTGTGTTATCGTCACCGCCATTCGCCATAAATTATATAAATCCTATTTAAAGGGCCACTTTAGCCCAGTTGACTTCTCGAAACCTTTCACCGCTCTATCTAATTCGTATTTACTGGAATATGTTTTTTTGTCATCAAGCCCATACTTACTGAAATTTGACATGTACCTTCTTTCCTTGCCAAGAACCTTTGTGAAAGAATTCACTTCACTCTTAGTTCCTCGGATGCTAACGGGCACCTCGTAGCCTTGCGTGATCGCTTTCATCAACATGCCGACGGCTGCTCCAAATTGTCCAAGATAATCCTCGTTCAACTGTCCGCGGCGGTGGGCGCCCAGATCAATCTCGATTGGGGACAACTCCTGTTCTTCAAGGTTCATAAATACAAATCTCCATTAAATACAATATATCAGAATAATTAGTGTTTTTAAAAAAATAAAGCCGAAAGCGAACTTCCGGCCTATTAATTAATTGTTTTTTATCGGGAAGACTTTGCAGCCTTCTCGTATGCTTCCTTCTGGTCTTCGAATTCCTTAATCAGCCTATTCAAAAACCACCTCCTTATTAGAACTGGCAAGTTGTAGGCTTCTGTAAAACTCCAACCTCCGTGATGTTTCAGTAAGAAGAACTCCTCATAGACACCTTGGATGTACTCATCCCCGAGTCCAAAAAAAGTCCGCTGTAAACGGAACCTCCATTTCTTGTTCCAAGCCACAGTTGGGACATTCAAAATCTTGTGTCAAGTCGATGTTCGGAACAATGGCTTGGTACTGGTATCTAAGATACCGCGAGTCGTATGCCGGCATGTTATCGATAAGAGAACTAATCAATTCTTGATCATCGCTCCCGTTGACTCCAACAATAAATTGTCGAAACTGGTCAGTCAAAAGAGATTCTTCCATTTTATGCTTCTTTTTGGAGGCGGTCAACTTATTCAAGCGCACTTCGTCTCTGCCTGTGAGCAGTTTAACTTCAACGTCCACCTTTAATTTTGGGAGATGAACCATGAATGTACCATTTTCAGTCTTCTGGGCATCGCCCGATAAATCCGGCTCTTTAATCACCGCATCATCTAAATCGAACTCGTACTCAACATACTCGGAACAAGATGGGCAGTTTACTTTTGTTTTATACTCCGACCCATACCCGGTTGCGCGGGTGGCAACAATGATGGCGTTTTTGTCACCAATAAGAAGATCCTCAGATTTAATCGCCTTGTTGACAAGAACATTCTGCACAAGACGATCAAGTACAATCCCCTTTTTCAGGAGAGTTCTGGAAGTGAGGATATCCTCATCCTTCGCTGTCATGTAACGAATCTCGACGGTCTCTTCTTGATGAAGGGGGTGGCTCTTGGGGTAGTACTCGCCCTTAGAGGGCAGTTCAACAAACTCTGTGGGAGTTACAAACGAAAGAGGGCCCGCAGAAGGCCCCATTATTTCAGAAGGATCCAGATCATCGCCGGCTCTAGCGCCGACTCGGTCTTCATTATTGCGAACAGTCATTATTTACCCTTGTTTACTTTATTATAAGGCAGGTAAGAGGTAATGTTAAGGAGATTAGCCGTTCTCTTTGGTATAAACGGCCCAATCATAGCGAAGAGTTACCTCAGCGTTGACGAGTTCTTCCGACTCGTAGCTAAGTTCACTGAAAGTGACACTCTTCACCCAAGCATTCTCCAGAACCCAACTACCAAGTTTAGGAGCCTGACCGAAAGCATCGCCTCCAGGGCGCACATCGTCGTGAGCGCCGATAAGTTGGATTTTAACTTTTGGAGTTACAGAGATTGCACGCTTCTTTGAGATTGTATCAGTCATATTCTGAATCAATTGCTTATCGGGATAAATGTACCCCGATTTTGTAAGAACGTTCTGTAATTGTTGTGTCGCATCTGGACTGATCGGATCAACCAGAGTGAACTTGACATCTGTCCAAGTAACGCGGCCGGGATAGTAGAACTTGTGATTAATGAATTGATGCTCCTTTTCAGAAACCTCAAAACTTGGCTGAGACACTTTCGTGATCACCCAGTTAGGTAACGCAACATCTGCGCCGCCATTTAAATATAGGAGCCATCTATATGCTCTCTTTGGATCTGTACTTGGTGCTGCCCAAAAGTTATCTGCCATTTAATTATAATCTCCTTAATCAACATTAATTAGTAATTAATATCTTTTTCCCTCTTAATCGTCGAAAGAAGCTCCGCTTCTTTTTATCACAAAGTCGACAGCAATGAACTCGATGGCCCGGGCAGGCTTCAAGAATACCTTGGCGTACATGATATTCCTGTCAATCAAGTCTGGTGTGGTTGTCGTTTCATCCAAGACAACCCGGAAGTCTGTCAGGCCTCCGCCGACCCTCACACTGTCTAAGAAAGAATTGGCCCGAGAGGAGAAGTTATTCCAAGTCGAATCAATATTCTGTTCAAAGAGCGTGGTAGCAGCAATCGCACTGATTTCACGCTTAACATAAATCAACAGTCTACGAACGTTAATTCGGTCAAGTGCCGATGGAGTTGCCTGTAGCGTCTTCTGTCCGAAGATTACAATACCCTCGGCAGGGAAAGACGCAATTGGGTTAACGTTGATGGCGTACAGCTTATCTCTATCTTTCGAAATCAACTGTCCATCAACAGCGTTTACGTTGATTCCTGCAGAACCCTGTGTCAAGCCGCCGCGGTTGAAGCCTGCGGGGGCAAACCAGAGTGCTGTGGACCTCTCGGAGCTTGCGAAAGTTCCAAGAGCAGCAATGGAGGGCGGCACCCATATACGGGCCTCGTTCTCCGAATCAACAATTTGTACCCAGGGGTAGTAAGCGCAACCATAACTTGAGTTAATCTTGCGATCCCTGAAAACGTTGATGGCCTGTTTAACGTCCCCAACGCGAGTGCTTAGAGCAGCGTTGCTCTCGGCGCGAGGGGTGTACCCATGGGCGATGTCGATAACTGCCAGGGAATCTCCGCGAGCTTCGCACACGTTAATCAGGTGCTGCGTCAGAGAACTGACCTCGACACCTGGGAGGGCTGCAATATTCATCACAACGCGTTCGGCGTCCGAGACGCTATCAATGGCGCGTCGGATGGAGTTGTACTCGTAGGAGTTAAGCTCCGTGGGTGCGCCGCCGCCGCCAAGATTGATGGCGGCATTGTTGAAGGGATCCATCTCTGTGATGTCAACCCCATCAGTGCCCCCGTGGACCGGCGCCGTGAACTTGTTGAACCCAGCATCAAGGACTTCCTTGTACCC